GTAATCTTTATCTTGTAAAAATTTTATATAATGCGGTAACGCTTCGTTATCATTCTCGTAAGTTTCAATGATATTAAGTTGGTGGTTTAGCAATTGAAAAAAGATAATAGAGGTACTATCGTTATAACCTATATCCCACGCAGTATTTACTGGTAAACTTGGATCATAAGGTACTGCTCCAATATTACCTTTATCGTCTAATTCTTGAACAAGATCGCCATATATTGAGCCTTCTAAATTGCCAATAAATGAGCATTCAAATTCCTGGTTGTATTTAGCCGTACCCATTACGGTAAGTGCATTACTTAATTCTTCTTCGTCAACAATCTTTGTTTCAGAAGCTTTAGCTTTATATAGAAACCATTTAGGATCCGCTTGAGCTTTTTGATAATAATCATAAAATATATTATTCATTCCTTTTGGTGTACCAATTAAAAATAGTTTTCCTTTTCTATCCGATAAAGCTGGTACAATAACTTCATCTATTAATCCTTGCGAAACTTGAGCTACTTCATCAATTGCACAAGCATCTAAATAGATACCTCTTATGCTGTCAAAATTTTCTGATGATAGTAAAGTTATCCTAGCGCCATTAACTAAATCACAACGTAATTCACTTTCATTCCATTTCGTGCCTGGAATATTCTTTGTATAGAACTTTAAGTAATCCCATGCGATTGATTTAGCCTGTTTATATGTTGGTGCTATATATGCATATCTGGGATTGTGATTTGTATTAGTTAAGGCAGCACGAATTAGATGGTTAAGAACCATAACGGTCTTACCAAATCTTCTGTGACAGCAAAGTACAGCGTATCTATGCTTGTCTAGTTCTTGATGTATGTACGCCTGGTGCTTTCGTGGCGTGTACGGAATTTGTATTTTCATTAGTGAATAGTTGGTGGTCTATCGCTAAAGTTAGAGTTCATATCAATTTTGTTAAAGACAAACTCACAGAAATCATAAAGATCTTCTTCTTCATCAAATCCTGAAAAGCTTATTAGCAATTCGTTGTTATAAGCCTTGAAGCTTATGGCGGTCACATTCTTATATTTGTCTTTGATATATTTATTCATGTGTCTGTTTGTTTTAATTACCGATGATTAATGTAATAGTGTCGGCGGTCAAAATCTGGGGTATGGCTCTTTAATAAAAACGCTAAAAAGATAGTCCAGAAATAAATAGATTGTACGACAGGCAATCGCTCTACGGTAACTACCAATGCTTATTCAAACTTTGGTGCTGTAGTGGTGCTGATCCTCTAAGATCTATACATATTGTCTGCACATTAGAATCAATCGAACCTCATGTCGTGTGTGAGGATTGTGTTTGTCTAAACAATACCGACATCTGATACATTCTTAATATCATTCTCGAATACTTTATCTCTATCTGGATCGTTCCAGGTTATCTCTATCTTCTGATCTACTTCTATCTGTTGCTTGTCACCATAGACTGCTACTAACTTCGAAGCCATCCAACGATAGTGAATTAGCTTCTCTCTTGTGATTGCAATACTTTTATTGTCTGCATTCTCAAGTTCAGTAATCATCTTATCTAAATATGTTTGAGCTGCTATCTTACGAGCAGTCAATATCTTGTTGGCAAATTCTTTATCAGTTCTAATCCATTCGTAAACTTTAGATAACGATGGAGAACCAGAGGTTTGGCAAATAGTAGTAAGAGGTGTTCCATTCATCAATAAAGTCTCTATGTCAGCGCTTATTTGCGATGTAAGTTCTAATTTCTTCGTCATTTAGTTTTTTAAATTGTGGTAAATTCTTATAAGCTTTAATCTTGCCTTCTAGTGTTAGAGGTCCAAAACTCCAGCCGCCATGCATACGACATCTAGTCTTTCCATTCTTCATTAATATTCCAGAGGCTTTGCAAGGTAGTTTATTCTGTTTATTAATTGTCTGACATTTGAGTCTGTATTTGAGTCTTGCTGCCATAAGAGGTTTTGAAGGTTAATAAATAAATATTCATAAACTGAAAACCTTACCAGTAAGAATAACTAGCTACGTTGCTATGATTATACTGGTGTAGAATAGATAAACAATACTATTGAATAACTTTCTTTATAGGAATTATGTAAATCCAATTAAGGATTGGTTTAGCAAAAGTATAGGAGATATTATTTTTATAAAAGGATTTTGAGATTAGCTAATTAAGTACAATATTTGGTTTAATTTGCAATACTTTTTATTGTTTTTTTTAATTTTATTTAACAACCTACTTAGGACTTTCTCATATCTATTTTTAATTTGATGACGTGTAAAACCAAAGTGTTTTCCAATATGTGTCCATTTGAATCGATTAGCTCTCATCCAAATAATTTGTCTATCAAGTATAGGATCTTTTGAAACTTCTGCATCAATAGCAATTAAAGCTTCTATCGCAAACTCCCAACGAGTTATCTGTCGAGGTGTTGCTCTTAATTTTAATAATTGTTTTTCATAAAAAGACCAATCTCCAGGTTGAGAGCTAACAGATAGCAAATCATACATACTGGCAGCCTTAGGAGGCTTAGGACCGCTCAGGAAGCGTTCAGTCCTAGCTGCCTCATCAATTAAGCTAACTAAGTTTGTTAAGGCAAATACGGCGGTTTTAATTTGAATTTCAATTGTCATAGTTACCATTTAAATATGTATAAATATTTCGTTTAAGATTGCTGTAACCTTTGTCTGGATAATTCTTAGTAAACTTTATACTCTCCAGGAAATATTTGTATCTTGGCATATCAAAGTATTTAAAATCTTTGTGAGTAATTAGAGGTTTGTAATCTATATTTAAAAGAGACAATCTTTGTAAAGCATCTTCTATCTTTGGAAATGGAACCTTCATGTATCTAGTACAGTCAACTGTTCTAACATAAGGTTTTAATCTTTTAAGATCATAGTTCTTACATAAATAAGAATATAATTTAAAATCAAAGTCTGAAATTTGAATTTCAAATATTTTAGGATCACTTATATATAATTGGTGCAAATGCTGCTCTCCTATTAGCTATCGGATCTTGTTTTAATTTTTTTAGAAATAATTCTTTGTTCTTACAATTCGGATAATGCTCTACTTCTTTGTGTTCAATAAACTGAAGCCACTCATCTGGAGTTAATTTAATCGGTTTGGATGAATATCCATTTTTATAATCTGGTGCTATTTTCTTAATATGGACATAAACCATTTTATCTTTAATGAGCTTATACCAGACGATGAAAGCTGGGATCCCAGCCATTTCTGCTAATTCCTTAGTTACTTTATGAGGTTTATTCCAGCCTTGACCATTATCAAATACAGATTCGGCTAAAAACAAAGGTTTTAGGCATGAAGTACAGGTGCTAACGTGATCAATGTCAGAAAAACCTAAGCAACTATGCGTCTCATTACGATGCCAGGAAGAATATCCAGAGAATTTAACGCCTTTAAAATAGACTTTTTTGCTCATAAATAGCCATTAAACTACTAGAATAGATAAACAAGGATTAATTGTAAATTATACTTGCTTAATTAGAGTGTATATTATAATCACTTATAGATGATTAAAAAAGATTCTTTTCAACCAGATTTAGATAAAGACCTACAAAAAAAGCTAGTTTCAACATTTCTGTTAAACAAAGAAATGCCAATAATATACATGGATCTGCATCAAGAAAAAGATGTTGAATATGAAGTTCATGCAAAAGTAACTTTTAAATTTTACATTCAAGAAAAAAAAAATAAAGTTTTTTACGATAGAGTTTTTGAAGGCACTCAAGTGGAAGTTTATAAAGATGCTGCCAGACTATCGTCAAGAATTAGTCTTAATTGTGAGCGACTTTTCAATAAAGAATGGAACAAAACATTAATGCATTTAATGAATAAACCCAGCAAAGATAAATCTATTTTAAATTTAGGTATTTATCAAAATAAAAGAGAAAGTTTTGGACAGTACACAATAAAAACTCCAGGAGAATTATTACAAGAAAAAATTATTAGTAGCGGATTTAAAGGTAAGGATATTGCTAACATGACAGGAATAAATGAAGCAACACTTTATAAATATCTTAAAAATGATATTGAAATTTCAAGAGATACAGCAGTTAAATTAGGAAAAATTCTAGGCTGCGATCCAGCCGATTTAATATTTAATTCTTTATATACTCCAATCTGGGGAATGGTCGATACAACATTTGATGGTTATGAAAATGGTTATTCAATTTATCCTGGAGAGATCACTGAACTTCCAATGGAACAATTTGTTAAGTGTCCAAGAGAAACTTATAGACCAGATGTTAAGGCAATAAAAATTTCAGGTGAATCTATGATGGATAATTATACAGCTTTTTATTATGACAATCCTAGCGATACAGTTAATGGAAAAATTTGTGTTGTGGGTGTTATGTTAAAAAATTTTAAGGATGATCAAGTAAGATTAAGATATTTTATTGGAATTGTTGAACCAATAAAAGGTAAAAAAAATATTAATATAATAAATATGGATCCATACAATCATGATGTTACAGAAGTTGAGGCAGATGAAGATATTCATACTTTTGATTCTCTCCAACAACTTGCAAAAGATCAAAAATATTTAATTGAAAATGTAGATCCTGAATTTATTTCTCCAATTGTAAGTTTTGTTGATAACACAACCGATCAAAAAACAAGATCAGAAATCATTAAAGCTTACGATACTTATTACACAGCAAGTAGAAAAGATGAAATAAAAAAAGTTGAAGAATTTAGAAAAGCAAAAGTTAGAGCTGCTATAAAAGGTAAGGTTATGCAAAGTGTTGCTGAATTTTATGCAGACAATAAATATTATGAAAACGACAGCGCTTTAGAAGCAATAGCTTATAAAAAATTAAAACTTTTAATGAATAACGATAATAGATTTAGAAATTTATTAACTAAAATTGGTACTGGTAAATACAAAACGGAAAAACAAACTAAATCAACTACATTAGTAGAACTTGAGGATTTAAGTAAAAATTTAACAGCAAAAGAAAACGAAATTGCTGAAGCTGCTTACTTAGAATTTGAAGAAGATAGGATGCATGAAGAAGCTCTAAATCAAGAACCAATGAATATGGATAAATAAAGTGCCTAAAAAGACGTTAAAATCAGTTAAAAAAGCTTCTAAAAACAACGTCATTCCATTACCTAAAAAGAACAATGTTAGCCTGGATAGAAAAGACGGAGTTTTCATTACTTCATTAGAATATTATAGAAACAGAGATTTAGATCGATTGCTGACTTTTGATGACTGTCTATTAATTTTACCTCATTTATTAAAAAAAAGAACTTGGGAAAGTTGGAGATCTCACAACAAAGATAATAAAGAAGAGATAGGTCCACAATACAGAAATTATGGAAGAAGAGTTTTCAAGGTTAAAGTTTATTGGTTATGCAGATATGTAAAAGGTGAAAACTGGGAACATGAACCGCTACCAACCGCAGCTAACAACATCGATCAGCAGAAATCAGCATCAAGCAACATCTAAAATCATTTAACATCATCTAACATCACTCAAGAGCATCTGTACTAAACGGATTTTAGTAAAGCGTTTTATTGTCTGTCTATGATAAAACAAACAAAAATTATAGATCCTTTAGAAACTTTACAACAAGATGGATTTAAAAAACTAAACGAACTTTTAAAAATTAATCATCATTCACCAACAAGCAGTTCTATGCCTCTAGGTGTGTATGTTTTTAAATATTTATTTTGTACTCAAGAACAAAGAAGAGAATTTGAAGGCAATGCAAACATGGCTTCAGGCGTTGCGGTTAATGATGCAATGCAATGGCATTATGCAAATGACATCTGGTCATTCAATCAAAACAAAAGAAAATTAGCTCCACACAAAAATATAAAATTATCTAAAGACGAAGCTATTGCAAAAGCAATGGAAAAATTTAACGAGTACGTTCCTGTTAATGAAACAGACAGATTAAAAAAAGAACACTATCAAGAAACTATACCTCAAACGTGTCAACAAGGTTTTATAGCTTTCGAAAAAATTGGTATTACTAATTCTAATAATGTTGTTGCTGAAGATAGCATCAATAATATAGACGACAGACTTTTTCTTCCAATCGTTGGACGGACTGACATTCACTTCACAGATTTTAAAGCTTCATCGCGAGATGTTGCTGCGCCTTCTAGCGTCATGGCTGGAAGCAACGTTCTTTCGGTCTGTGAATTGAAAACCAGCTGGCAACGTATTGGGAGACAAAGAAAAGATGGTAGTAGATCTTTCTCATCAGCTAAGCTGCCATCCCAACCAAATATAAATCATTTGCAGCAGTTGGCGTTTTATTGTTTCGCCTTAGAAAAAAGATCAAGTGTTTCTCCATGCTTAATTTATCTCACTGCGAATGATTTTATTATTTTTACAGAAAAGAATTGTGCAGATCTAGAGCCAGCGAATTTAAAAAACTACTACGAACAGCTAGTAGCAAACTGTATGCGAAAAGAGCGTTTGCTTTCCAGATACATAGATCTGGAGGAATCTGACATGATATTAGCTGAAATTGCTAAAGATGTTGAACCTAATTTTGATCACAATTTCTATTGGAATATTGGAGCCAAACACCTTGCTAGAGCAAAAAAAATTTGGAGTAACAAATGATAACTCCACAAATAATCAACTACACAACACTAACCATAGGAATATATTATATATGCCAACAGCTGATAAACTAAAAAATACCATTGCAGATTTCAAAGCAAATCTAAAAGGTAATACAATCACAATTCATTCGAAAGAATATGCTAATGTGGCTTTTCGGATTGGAATTTTAAGAAAAAATCTTGGTACTGATGCTACGATAAAATCAGAATTATTATTCCATGATGATAAAAAAGTTATTGTTAAATCAGAAATTTGGATTGATGGAAAATTAATATCCACAGGTCTTGCTGAAGAGCTTAGATCTTCCTCAAGAATAAATCAGTTATCCGCATTAGAAGTATGTGAATCGAGTTCAGTTGGAAGAGCCGCTGCATTCGCTGGGTTAACGAACGACAATATTGCCAGTGCAAGTGAGGTCTCCAACGCAATCGTAGCTTCAGATACTAAACTTACAGCAGCATTATCCGAGCTTGATAAAGTCTCTCATCTTGGATCTTACAAATCTTGGTTAACAACTAATCAAAAACTTATGCAAGAAGTCAAAGGATCTAATCCTTTAGCTTATTCAGAGTTCCTTGAACGTTTTAACAAGATTAAAAATAAACTTGAGACTAATGGAGTTATCAATGGATAACGCTACAACACAACCAATAACAGAAGCAGCTCCAAGAGCTGAACGTAAATCATTAGGAGTTGTTTTTCCTAATGTTAATAAAGAAAACCCAAAGTCGTACGATCTCAAAGGTACAATTACTTTACCTGAAGAGTTAGGTGGTAAGAAAATTAGGATCGGTGGTTACAAAGCTGAAGCGACTGGTGCTGGTAAACTTCCAGCTGGTTCAACCTATTACTGGATGCACAGAGTAGAAGAGTTGGAGTTAAACGATGCAGCGACATCATTTGATCCAGCGAACTTGGAGTAATCATGGACACCGATAAATATAAATCCATCGCACTTAATATGGAAACTTATAAAAAGCTACGTGTATTATCTGATGATCAATTTGAAATGCCGCAATCTATGGCAAAGACTGCATCATACTTTATCGATAATGCTTTCGTAACATTTGAAGAAAACAAATCTAAAAATGCAAAACGAAAAGCTTAAACAAATCCGTCAAGCTAAAGAGCAAGAGTATGGCTCGTTTTATAAATCAATGTGTAGCATTGGTAAAACGTGGTCTGCTCTGCTCGGAATGGAAAAAGATATTCCAGGATTTATGGTTGCTAATATGTACGTTGCAGCAAAACTTATTAGAACAAATAACAAAAAATATAAACAAGACACCTACATCGATGCAGCCAACTATCTGCACCAGGCGGAGTTAATGCACAAATTTGAAAATGAAAAAAATGACAAATAAAATAATTAAATTTCCTAAAACCTTAATGAATGAATTGTCTGAAGCTCAAAAGTTAGCAATGGAATTGCAAGTAGAAAAAAATACTTATCAAGAAAATATTGCATGGTTAATGAAAGATAAAGACTGGGATAAACTTCCAGCAATAGACGGAAGAGCTTTAGAAATGTTAGCTTTATTTGGTGATGTAATGACATTCACACCAGAAATTTCATCAAGACTTATCAGCAAGTTAGCTGAACAAATCAAACGTAACGAAGTTTACGATCCATTGGAGGAATATAAATAATGTCCAGAAAATTAGGCGATAAAGGCTTCGAC